GTTCAACTGGTTCACTTTTTGGCGGGCGATGGGCGCCTTTGATGGCGGCGTCGCTCACTGGGGGGTGGTTGCTAAGTACGTCCACGACCTAGCAAAGACACGGCCGTTGAAGGGTCTAAAACGTAAGTTCATAGCCGAGTGCGGCGTGATGAGCGGATACAGAAATCCGCCTTACCCCGGGTTCGACCCGGTGAAAGAGGCTGAGGCGCTGGCAAGAGGGGGTGGCCGACACGGGTTTCATTGCGTCGATGCTGAAGCTGCTTTTTCTACCTTGGCGGACGAGGTGTTGGCAGTGGAAGGCGATTCGGTGGAGTGGGTTGGACTTGCGGATTACGTGCGACAGGCAGATTGGGAGACAGGAGGCTCATCGTCTGTCGGCACGGTGAATTGGAGGATGGGAGACGATTCCGGCAGTTTCAAGGCGCGGAAGAATCTCGTCCCTGACGTGGTGGACTTAGAGGAGTTGGCCGTCATGGCTCAGGAATGCAGAACACAGGACAACCGAGCAATCATCAAGAGCGAGCTCGGAAAGGTAAGGATGGCCGTTGCGTCCGATATACCGATGTACCTGAAGATGAGTTGGTTCCTGCGGCTGTGTGGTGGTAGTTACCTAAGGTGGCCTGGCAGTACTATTGAAGAGGATGTCGACGAGCAGCACGTGCGTATGCTCAAGATGTTAAAGACAGTCATTGCCGGGTGGAATCTCCCTTTTGACTACGCGGCCTTCGACCATCAGCCAAACACGTCGGAGCTTAAGGCTATCGTGCGGGCGCTCGCAAAGAGCGCGCTCAAGAATGTGCCCTCTGAGCATCGGGATGAGTTCGAGCGCTACGTGCAGGATATAGTCGACAGCTTCGACCACTCGACGCTTAGCGTTGTTGGTGCCAAGGGGGACAGACACAAGTTCCCCGTCACTGGCGGCGTTATGTCGGGTCTTAGGCTGACTACGGTGCTCGGCAACGCGTGGAACACGATTATGACTATTTGGGTCGAGAGGATCCTACAGGCCATGTCGGTTCCCGCGCCGTCACGGTGGATCCGTGGTGACGATAGTGCGATCGTTACGAACGGGTACTGCCGGGCACTGCTGTTCCGCCTGGGCTATCAGGTTGTCGGGGCGATTGGTGGTGAGGGAAAGTTCGGAATTTGGCGCGGCAACAGCGAATTCTTGCGCGTGTGGTACTCTCAGGACGGCTGCGAAGGCTACTGTGCCCGGGCCGTTCCCGGCTTGCAGCAACGTAAGCCGTGGAGCTCAGCTCCCTGGGAGGACGAGTCCACAATGGCACACATATTCGACTCGGTCCGTATCCTCAAGCGAAGAGGGTGCGTAGACGAGAGGGTCGACGCGTGGTGGCGCGCGTGCAAGAGGGTCTGGTCACAGCGGAACCACGTCAGCCAGACGTGGCTCATGGTACCAAAGCAGTTCGGTGGGCTGGGGATAGAGCCTTGGGACGGTAAGACGAGGATGGTCGGAACATGGCCAAGAACTCGGCTCTCCGGCTTCGAAGTCTTGAACCAGACTGGGTGGCGGAAGAAGACTATCTTCGATCGTTACTCCACCTTTTTGCCCGTGAGCGAGGCCGAGGCGCAGCAGCTTGCTGAGCAAGCCGTTGCGGCAAAGATCGCCGCCGATGACGTTCCGTCGGTAAACTCCGTGCTCAGGTCGCATGCGAAGCGGCCCGAGCATTCAAAGAGCTTTCAAGATCCACCGAGGTGGACGGCTGCTG